GTAGTACCCGTCAACATCAGGCGTATGCCCTCGATAAAATCGAGTGGGAAAGCTGTGTACTGAGTATCTAAAAGGGCCACCTTGCGGCTCTCCATTCTCCAGTGCCTGAGGCGTCTATTCATATCGGCCTCGGCTAGAGTTATAAAATCAGGAATAACTGAAGTAAGATCGTCACGATTTAAAAAATCTGCTATCGAACTTTTTAAGTCGGTATAGTTTGCAATACTCATAGCGTGCTCTCTCTTGTTCTAGTCCAAGCATTATCGCTATCATTTAGCCACTTAAATAATGCCTTAGGATCGTCAGCGATACCCTTACGCTTTAATTCGTAGTATATTGGCAGCGGTATTGAGGCAACTTTATTAACGTCCTTATGTCTCTTATCCATATTATTTCTTTGCTTTTTATTAGCCTCCGCAATTGGCTTAACGTCCATAACTGTCTCAACGACATACTCACCCTTACCAGTTACGTGCCAATACTTCTTTATCCCGGTTACTGGATCATGGCTCCATAATTTTTTCATCTTATATAAGTCCTTGTTTTTAAAGGGCTATTCCCTGGGAATAGGGGCAACAATTAAGCTGCCCCTAAAGTTATTATGATGCTGTGAGATCGAACACGCCAGCGTGTCCGGCTTCATTAGTAACCTGTAAGCCCATCTCGCCGATAACCATTTTTCTGGTTGCGTCACCAGTTTTGGCTAGATCAACGGTCTGGATAGGACGTAGAACAGCGATTTCTGCTAACTCTGGGTCGAGCAAAAATGCATCTCGTTCTCTTTGAAAAAGGTTAACGACACAACTTAGACTTCCAAAATCACTCAGATACACATCAGCAGCACCAATAATGGTTGTTGGACCATCACTTGGAGCCATGTAGCGCTGTGCAGCGATACCAGCAAAACCTGATACTTTGGTTTTGTTGAACGGTCCAGTCATCAAGATTGATGGCTTACCGCCAGCGGTATACGCTAACTGCATTGCTGATTTTAACATAGCCTCAGTAAATACGGCTTGTGTCCCGTCAGTACGAGCGTCAGTACCGTCACCAGTTGGACTTGCAGGGCTTCCTGATCCGCTCATAATGTCGTTAGTTGCAATCCATGCACCTAAGCCAGCAGTCTCACGCGGTGTAGAGGAATTTCCTGCTACTGCGGCATTATTATCCGTGAAAACGGCCTCATAATCCCTACGAAGTTCTCGTCCACGCTTTGCGACTTGCATCGCCATTTCATCAGATCGCCCGGCCAACGACTGGTCAGATAGGTTGTCAGCGACGATAGCTGTTCTACGTAAAATATGCGTATAGTTACCGACGCGAGTTGTTGCAGATGTACTGTCGAAAGTGTCTCCGACATTGTCGCCATCAGCTCTCGCAGTTTTTGAAACAGCGTTTAATGAGTCGGTTTGCCACTCAAAATATGTGTTAGAAACATTAACGCTTCCAACATTACTTTGCAGTGGGACCTCTTCAGGCGAAATCGAACTTATAACGTCCGAAAGTTGCTCACGAATACCTTTAGCGTCAAAGGATGTGAACGTATTGGTAGTAATAGCCATTACAGCCTCCTAGAGTAAGTGTTTAATTGCGGCAGCGGCGTCAGCCACTTTGCCAGTTTGACGTGCGCGTTGTAGCGCTTGTTTTTGCTCAGTCTTAGGTTTTGGCTGCGTGTTTCGAGATCCAGCTCTTAGAGTTCTGGGCTGCTGCTTCTTAGGCTTAGTCTTTGCCTCCGTCGCTTTAGTCTGCCCTTTGTCATACAGCATGGCTTTCCTCGCTACTTTTACAAGCGTCGCATTTGTTAATCCGCTAATGTCTTGCTCCGAAAATCCTTCCCCAAGGAGAAAGTCACGGACCTGTTTAGCCTCATTCGATGCGACTTTTGTATCGCGCCACTCCGGGATTAAGTCGGGCAAAATTTCTCGCTGCTGCGCTTGGTATTGCATTTGCATATTTTGTATACGCTCCGCTTCAACCTGTTGCATTCGCTCACGCTCGGCCTTAACGGCATCAATAGAAGCTAGTCGCTCCTTTTGCTGTTTCTGCCAAGCACGTTCTGCCTTCCTCGCCATGTTAGGATCCTGATCATACAGAGTGTCCCAATCTGGCTCCGTCTCCTTTTGCTCTAAACGATCCTGCAATGCAGGAAGCATTTGAGCATATTGAGCACGTTCACGCTCCATCTCAATTGCTTGAGCTTCTACTGATTTTCTGTATTCAGAAAGCTCTTGAGTTTTGCGTGTATAATCTCTTTGTCTTAGGTTTCCGCGCCTGAGCTCTTCAACAGTTATCTCCTCGCCGTCTACTTCGACTACTTGTCCAAGTATGTCCAGAGATGCGTCTTCGAACTCTTCTGCTTCCTCTTCAACTTCAAGACCGTCTTCAGATACTTGCGTATCCTCGGACATTTCGACTTCTTCTACCTGTTCTTCAACTTGTTCAGCTTCAGTAGTTTCAGTCTCAAGCGCAACTTGTTCCTCCGTCACGGTATCCTCTTGGGGCGTTAGTAAGGCTTTAATTGCATTTCTTGCGGTGTTCAGATCAGTCCCTCTCGGGTTGTTGGCTTCTGACATTGCTTAACTCCGTATTATGCGCTATTTTCTATTTTTTTCAATAGTAGCGTTTTGTTTTAATCTGTGCAGCATAGTTTTTACATTTTCAATGCCGCACGCTCTACCAAAAATAACCTCCCGGCCATCCTTGTCACTGGGGTCAGATTTTTTAAATTCTTCCCAGATCTCTGCTTCCAGCTCATCCATAAAACGAGGTAATTCTGTATTTAGAAGCCTGTCAGCCTCCGCCCCGTCATCTATGACTTGCTGCCTAGTTTTCTTTATCATCTACCGCGCCTTTTAATACTTCAGCCTGAGCCTTCATAACTTCACGATTAATCGCCAGATCTGATCTGATTTTTTCGACGTTTAGCTGCGTTCCATACTTAGCCTTCATTTCTTCAGCCTTAACAAATAAATCAGCGTCAAGCTCATCTCTCTTACGATCATCATCCATCATCATTTTATCGCGCTCTAAATTAAGCTCCGCCGCCTTTTTCTGAATGTCGGCCTGTATCTGCTGGATTTGAACGGCAATGAGTTGCTCTTGAATATCTGGCTTATCCTCTTGTGGAGGCGGCTGGAATTGTGCCGGGTCACTCCAGAATTGCGAGGTATCTTTAAACCCGGCAAGCTCTGTCATCGCCTTCAGTGTATTGGCAAGCTTATTAATGTCAGTCAGTGGGTTTACAGCGCCCATAGTCTGCATTGCCTCTCTCTGCATCTCACCAATCTGTTTAAGCATCATCATACGCTCAGTGTCTGTGCCACGCCCAAGAGCGACACGGACAGACACGTCCATATTGCTATTCCAAGTACGGGGATCTATCGGCACGAAATTATTAGTCAACCTAACCATTCGAGGCGCGTCTTGGTGCGTGGTTAATAAGTGTAGAACAATTTTATATAATTGTTTCATGCCAGTCTCGGCAAATATGCGCGCAATCAACTCTATGTGTTGCTGTGCGGCGCTTACAGTGGCGTTAACGGCTGCCGCCGTCGAAGACTGCAAGGCTCCAGCGTCAAGCCCTGCCGAGGCTTTGGAGATGCCTGTACGGGCCTCTTTAAGCTCATCCATATACTTTAAGACCGGGAATGCCTGTTGACCGACAAATGGCATACTGAGCATTTGAACGGCTCCATTTTGCCTCTGGCGGATTATGGATCCGACTTCGGTTGACATGGCGTCGTCTAAATTAACCATGCCCTCAGTAATCGCCATGCGTGGGTGAATAGACATTGAGAGACTGTCTAGAGTATTACGCATGATAGAAGATTTGATTTTTTGTATATCCATGACGGCGTCGGCGACACTCATACCGAAGAAATCGTGAGCCTCTGGGTCCGGGCAAAATACAGCAAATGGAACGACTGAGCACGGCTCGTTCATAAGAACAATACTCTCGTCACCTACGGTGCACACTTTTCTAAGCTCTGCTATACCATCGCCGTCATAATCGACTTTTATGTAACTTTCGACATATAGCACTTTTTTCATTGCCTTGTCGTCACGGTCATGCATTTCACTAGTTAAAGATTTATTCCTAGTGTATCGCTCTATGTTGCTTTCCATGTCGTCGTAGTTGGCCCCGGCGTCTGACACTGTGTCGTAGTCGTATCCCATAGCGACGAGCTCGGAGACAGTCATAACCCGGCGGTGGCCGACATATGACGCCTGATCCAGTGATTTTGCTTCACGCGAAATTAGGAACTCCTCAGGTGGCACGGCCTCCATCTTAACTCTACCGTCCGGGTGAGTGTATGTAGCCCTCACTGAGTGCACCATTGGAGGCGGTAATATTTCACCCGTCATTGGATCCATCATAGGCTCACCGGCTGGCTCAGAGGCTAAGACTTGAACCTCAACGTCATTATCTGACATGAGAGCTGCGAGAGCATTATCGTCTAGCCCGGTCCAGTCGTGCGTCTCAAATTTTGTCTGATCATCCCAGTAGCATTTTAGTACGCCTACTTTACGAATTAGAGCATCTTTAAAAGCAGCGTGGATCTGTAAAAAACCGTCGTTGTCTCTGTTAATGACGTACCGGGCATATTCCGTCGCTTGCTTCGCCGCCTCTATATCCTCAGCCGATTGCGGCGCGTATTCCACCGTATTCTCAGTAGAATTAAAAATACGCATCAACGATGGCATAATGGCCTGTACGGTATCCCGGACATCCATACTTACAATTTGAGATCTCCCGGCCTCTTCATTACCGAAGGGATCTCCCCTGTAATATTCAGTGGCCGTGGCGCGCAATGGAGATACCCAGTTATCGACAAAATCAATTGCGTCGTCTATCTCTTTTCCTACGATGCCTTTCAGCTCTTCATCGTCCATGATGTTAGGATCGAGTTCAGCTTCCAGCTCTTGCACGAGTTCGCTTATTTCATTTTCCATCTTACTCGCCTTCCTCATTTTCTATCTGCGATAACAGGCCAAGGCCAGCTAGGCCAGCCATTATATTTGGGTCATATACGTCTTTAAATTTTGCAAACCGACTTTTAATTACCGCCGGATCGTTAGCAGTTCTGTCAACTAACATGATGTTGCTTATGTTTTCTTTTGTGAAAGGGGTATCAATACCAACTCTATAAGTTTCAAGAGTGCCTCCTGCACTTCTATCCATTCCCTCTACAAGATTAATATAAGGAATATTAGTATAACCTTTATCTGTGAGTTCTTTTCTAAAAAGATCTACACCTGTATCTAAATCAACATTTTTTGCATCAGCATAAGCGTTCATAACTTCCTTAACACCATCCTCAGTTAAAACAGTTTTACCGTCTACAACTTCCGTCATATCAAATCTTAAATCTGGGTTAATTCCAAATTCTTTAAAATCTTTAATTTCAAATGGTTTATCTGTTCTAATTTTTAAAGGTAGTGTTTGTCCAAATTCAGTATCTGTAACTTTTCTCCAGTCTTGAAACGCATTAAATCTATCGGCTGCCTGAGCTGGAGTTCCAACGTGAACACCTATTTGATCAAACCTTGGAGCTCTACCACCAGATTTTCTTATTACAGGCGGCCTAAGCATATTACCCTCCATCTCATTTACTCTCATAAAGTGAGCTGCATCCTCATATTCAACTTTATGTTTTTGATTAAATTGACCGCCTGTAGACAAAGTAATATTTTTTAATGGTCTATTAGTATTTCTCAATGGTGCATTTTTATATAACTGTTTAAGCCCAAGCCCACTTAGCCCAAGATCTAAACCGGCAAAGCCTGTATTTAATGCGGCGTCGCTATAGTTTCCGGCTCTAAAATCTTTGACGGCCTGACCGCCTGACATTACTCCAGCGGTTACGGGTAGGACGTTAGCTAGACCGGCGTTATCAAGAAAATTTAAAATGCCGGAATTATTTGACCCCGGCATGGCCCCACCGAATAATCTTCTTGACGTATTCTTACCAATGTAAGGAGAGAGAAGGTCAGTCATGTTCTCTGCAAAAGTAGTATCTCTAGGTATTAATTGTGGCCCTCCCGGGTTTCTCCTAGACACTTCTGTCATCTGATCCAGTAAAGAATAAGACGGTCCAAACATTGGTCCGGGGTAAGATTTTACAGCCATAATCAACGCCTCTTTCTTATTCGAGCCCCAGCCGGGCCTAGATTTATACTATCTATATCAAACTTATCGCCTAAAATAAATTTTAAGTAATCTCTTAATTCTTGTTGGGTGAAACCTTTTTGGTAAGTATCCCGGCCAGTTATCACCGACGTAGGCTCTGGGCCCATGCGTGGGTTTTTAACATCCATAACATCTTTACCCCTAGTCGTTATAACTCCACGTCCTCCCGGGCTCATAACTCTACCAATGTTTTCAACTATATCGTCTCGTATGGGTCTGGGGACAACATTTAAAACATTTAAGTTAGTCAACATATCAAAATAATTAGACGGAATATCGCCAGCATTAGTAAAGTCAGGTTTAAAAGATTTTTGAGGCAGTGGCTCGTAACTCTGAAATCCTAATCTCTTAGCTCCCAATCCCAACCCGGCTCCAAAGTCGAGCCCAGACTGACCATCACCTAAAAGGGGACGCGCCTTTAAATAAGTAGGCAGGGTATTTGGTATCTGCGTTCTCATAGCATTTTCTAGAGGCGGCAAATCTATTAAAGCGGAAAGTAAATCTTTTTTCTGCTTTTTAGTCGCGCCCTTTATTATTTGACCAAGTATACCAGATATTGAGCCTGTCATATTTTAATTCCTTTACTCTTTACCTTATTATTATTTTTTGTTAACACAGTGTTAAAAGGAGAAAGTAAAATGAACACCCAAGAAGCGCGAGAAGAAATTGTGGAAGAATATATGAAAAGAACGAAGTGCTCAATAGAAGAAGCCGAAAGTTTTGATGAAGCTGTAAAAGCATCTTTAAGAATTAAGGATGATGATAGCCCAATGTTTATTGCTGATTTTTTTCTACTAGGAAACATTTAATCTAACAGCCCTAAACTTTTTATTTGTTCTAATCTTTTCATATAATTATCGACAAGTTCTGCATCAACTAATTGGGGAGTATTTTGAGTTTTGTGAGCATAAGTTGCATTCGCACCACTTAAAGGGCCCTTTTGACCTTTTAGATTTACATAATTTGGACTGTAATATTTATTAAAAGCATCTCTAAATAATTCATCATGTTTGATAGGAACTTCTAATCCACCTTTGTAAACACCTTTACCTTGAATTGGGTAAGTGCTATGAGGAACAGTTGGGTTTTCTAAAATACCTTTTGTAAATCTTCCTATAGACGTTCCTGCACGCCCAGAAGGTAAATTATATTGGCTTGGATCAGTAACAGAATATCTGGCTGCACCTACAGCATCTGGAACAGCTCCGTAATTTTTTCTGGCTTCCTTACTATCAGCAAATCTTAAAAACGCTTTTTGCTGATCGGGCGTCGCACTTTTAAGCCAGTCGTCAATCTTATTTGAGTGTACGCCCGGCCATTCAG